ACTCAGGTTGTCCATACTCCTTGCTCGTTGAATCAGTTACGCGGCTTTGAATCGTGGCCTGATATCTGTCATAGACACGCAGGAATTCTACGTCGCGGATGCCATCAGGATTTAAAGGAACATCCAGCGCGCCACCGTCCATAGCGCCAACAACCATGACTGCACCACCATACAGGCGCGACCAGCGGATTGCGTCGTTGAAATGATGCATTGCATCGAGTGATTCTAGCTTGACACAAATCCGCTTTTCGTCTGCATCATCAACTTCGTCAATATCAATCCCTGCGCGGGTCATTTCTTCAGCTGGAAGGTCTACAATTTTGCGTGCGAAACCGTCCGAGATATAGATATCCGTCAGCGTCTGCTGATCCATCAGAGCGGCGTAGCGTGGCCGTGAGAAGGTACTTCGGTCTTTGTTTGTGCCTGATCCGATGACAGCATTCGCGTACCCATCGTTGTTAACGACTGGCTGTTTGCGTGGCCGTCCACGTGGGCGCTTGGTTGGTTCGGTCATGCGGGGCGCTTCCTTTCGATAAACAAATTATCCATTGCTACACATTCCAAACCCCAAGCGCCATCCTCTTTTCTTCGCTTATCGAATTCCATTAAAGCAATTTCCTCAAATGACGTTTCTGCTTGGATGGATACAACAAAAACGCCATGCTCTGTGAGCCTAGCCTCTGCTTTCATGATTTTCCCTATTTAATCCGATTTATTGGTATTTTAGCACGATAAATAAAAACAATTGGATGTTAGTGTGTTGGTGCGTGATAATTTGGTGACTATAGGAGAACATGCATGTCACGGTCAGACTATGAAGAAATGCTTGCTGCAATCGTTCCAGTAACAGCGCATAAGTGTTTTATTGATGCAACTGCAAAGCTATACAAAGGACACAGAAAAATTTCTATGTATGAGCTAGATGGGTACGTATGGAATAGTAAGCATGAACATTGGGAAGAATCTGATGAATTATTCATAGCAAGAATTAAGGAGATTATCAAATGAACGATTTATCACAACCAATTTACTATCTGTATCAAAATTTTGATGGTCAAGGAAACGATCATTTCAGCAAAGAGAGGGTATTAAAATCACCCTATTTAATGGAACGATTGAGCCGATCTGGCTTTTTACCATCCAGTAATTTTGATGTTTATGGTGCCATGATACATGGCGAGCCACTTTATAGTCGCGAGCAGTACATTGCAGTCTATCGTGAAATTGGGGTGGATTTCTCTTTTACTGTTAATTATTCACGATTAGCGCATGCAGTAGTGCAGTATCTTAACGATGCGGAACAATCAGGTCATCTTGATAATGTTGCGGTTCGTGTCGTAACAGAAGCATTTACAACTATGGGGCTGATGAAATGACCGATCGAGAACTGTTGGAACTGGCGGCTAAGGCTGGCGGTCTAGATGCAGTTTGGGACAACCAGGTTCGAGAACATGCAATCTACAATCATGACGGTGTGTTGATTGATGGATGGGACCCACTAACAGATGACGGCGACGCGCTGCGGTTGGCGGTGAAGTTGGGCATCGGATTGCGCCATCGCGCAAAAGATAGTTCAATATATCCACCATGTATTCGCGTATTTACCGATTCATTTGATACAACAACTATCGTTGAATCCGACCCGTGCACAGCAACCCGCCGCGCAATCACCCGTGCAGCCGCTGAGATTGGTAAGGGGATGCGCAATTTTCCGAGCGCAGATGAAATTAGAGAGGGATGGCTATGACTACTCGCGCACAACTAACGCAGAAATTACTAGAAGTCACAAAGCGCGCAGTTATCTATGAAGGAACGTGCTTTATTTCAGCTAGAGTTCCAGTATGGAAGATAAATAAAGCAAAATTAGTTATGGCTAAAAATATCCATTTCGCTATTGGCTGCATTGTCCGGCCATTCAAGTGGTACGAATATCTAACGGTGTGGTCGATAAAATTTAAGGAGATGTGGAAATGAGCAAAGTAGAGCAAGCACTATTCTATCTTGGCCTGCGTTATAACTGGCTTCCTAATACCATTAGGAATAAAACAATCTCTTTAATTGGCCATGATCGAATACTATTTGAGGTGACAAAATGACAAAGCAGCGTGAAGCGTTTGAGAAGTGGGCGAAAATTAGATGCCCAAACCATTATTTAATGTATTTTCAATGTAATCAAAGCGGACGTTATCACTACGGTAGTACACAGTTTGCGTTCGAGTCCTGGCAAGCCGCCCAAGCGGATAAGCTAGAGTTTGCGCGGAAGGTTGGCGATTTATCGTTTCAATCTGGTTTTTACGCGGCTGATTGCAATGACTATATGTCGCTAGACGGCATCATCGCCAAAGTGGAGCAAGAACAATGATAGAACTTAAACCATGCCCGTTTTGTGGAAACAAAAAACTAAAAACAACTAAATCACCGGTGCGTGACGAACGTTACGGTTACAATTTCGACGTATATATCAGGTGTAATTGTGGCGTTAGAATTTCTAAGCCATCACACCGTGTGAAAACTGGATGGTGTGATGATGTAGGCGAAGCAGAGAAAGATGTTATTGAAGCATGGAATACTAGAGCAATAGAATAGCTGTAGAGAAGCCGCCTTCTGGCGGCTTCTCTACAGCAGGGCGTCTAGGTTGAAGCCATTACCACCAATAAAGGTATTTACAGCGTCAACAAGTGGGTCAATCTGGTCGTCGTGCTTATGGCTATTATTAGCTGTAAATGCTTCACACTCACTAACAAAGTCAACAACCCACGGCGCGGATTCAGGTAACACAACACCGCCAGACTGAATCCGTGGTTGCACTTCCATTACACGGGTTAGCTTATCCTTAGTCCGTTGAATTGGAATCACTGGAACAAACTTTCCACTACGCTGCAACTGCTGAATCAAACCAGTGCCAGATGATTTATCTTCAATGTACATTGCGCTTGCTGGCGGCAAGGATTCACGACCATCGCTGACAGATACATTCGCCCAGATATCGTTTGCCAGTGATAAAAGGCCTACTGCATCGACTTTCTTTCGCCATACATTCAGCACATACACTTTACCGTCTTTGCACAGCAACGCGTCTAGGAACACCGTAAAATCGTTACGCTCGCCGGTCTTTTGCGCTGTATCCACAAACACAGCACGGCGCGAAAACTCACGCCATCCAGGCAGCGCCTCATATCGACCAAACCACTCGCCGCGCAGGATTTCACCACCTAGAACATATGGCTCCTGCTGGTACTGGCCCTCAAACGTGAAATTTCCCTTTTCCTTAAGCTGTAATAGCGATTCTATCGGCTCTTTTTCAGGCCAATAGCTCGTACCATCTTCGCTAATAGCTGGAATCTTCACATGATGCCATTCGTTACCATCGCCACCATCTAGCAAGAATCCCGTCAGATCTTCATCTGCAAGCCTCTGCATGATGATAATAACGGGTGTTTCTGGTGATGCTTTACGGCTTTGTACGGTGTTGATATAGGCATTATTTACTGCGTCACGCTTGGTCTTTGACAGACTATCGACAGGCTTTAGCGGATCATCAATAATCATCGCGCCTTGAAATCCCTTTGCCATATGCCCGGCACGAAAACCAGTTACCTGACCGAGCGTAGATGTTGCATAACACCCACCAATAGACACGCCTTTTTTATCCACTACATTCCATCGGCCACGGGCGTTAGAGTCTGACTTGATTGGTAATGGAAATAGATCTTGAAATTCTTGCGACAGCACTAGCTCTTTAGCTTTTGCGCTATTAAGTTCAGCCAGTTCTGACGAATAGGATAGATGCAGGAATCGCGCACGCGGATTAATTGCAAGCCCACGCGCCATGAAATTAATCACAGCTAGCTCAGTCTTGGATGATCCAGGCGGAACGTTAATTATGAGTCGCTTGATCTTTCCATCAATAACGTCTTGCAACGCTTGAGAAACAACCTTATGGTGATGGTTTACATGGAATTTAATGCCTTCGCGTACCTTGAAGAAATAACGAGCAAAAAACAAATGATCATGCAAACAAAGGCCACGGAGCACTTCACGCTCAGCGGCTTTCATTTGTTCATCTGTTAGCTTAGCATTCGTCATTTAACTTGCTTGCGATATCCTTGATCGTTGCTGTATCTAGCATTCACCCATTCGACTACAGGCTACGGATCGACCCATCGTTCCGTTAATAAAAAATGTAGCCTGTATGCGAATAGATGCTGGCCTCACACCAGCATGCCGCGTCGCCACGGTAGACGATTCAATCAGAAGGTTTCCGTCATCACCCAAGGAGTCCCGCACATTTTCCCGTGTGCGGCTCGCTGATTGATTGCGAGGTATGCCGGGTTGATAAGTTGTTGGTGCTGCAGGAATTGAACCTGCTACCTCCGTCATCCTAAAATTTTGGCGATCTCCCGTTGAGCTATTACACCAACACAGTCCGACACTTGTTATCACTGCTACAATACCTAACTGATGCATGCTACGTGCAAATATCGGATTGTGTTAGTACTGGCCTTTAACGTCGCCAGCGCGGACGGGGTTTGTAGACCACGCGTTACATTCCCATTCCGACGCGGGCAGCGGATACACTTTTACTACACCAACACTAGAGCGTGCCTGGCTTGATTCCGGCTTAGATGTTGTCGGTCAACATCCTACCTACCAGATTTGCACACCCCTTTTTAACGAGTTGGTTAGGCCTCTTTTGTCACCGTAGGTAGGATTAGCGCCCTTGTCTCCGTTGTGCAATCTTCGCTTAGCGTTTCCTTCAACGCCGCCGCTCTAGTGTTGCGCCTCTTAACGCGAGGCCCACTCTACAACAAAAAAATCAGGCTTTGCACACCCCGCTGACTGGAACAGCGGTTGAATGGTGCGCAAACCTGATTTCTCTAAGCCATTCCAGTTGGCACAATCCAATATAGCAAAATTACTCTATGGTTGCAATGTAATTTTCAAGAGCGATTTGCTGCCTGATCCAATTCGCTCCACCGAGTTGTTTTAGTTGCGTTAACTGCAACTCCGTCAGCCTAACGCTGTACACAACAGTTTGCTCTGCAGATTTAGGCCTGCCAGCACCATTTCTAGCCCCACCACGCTGTTTTTTTTTACTTGCATACCGGTACTCATAAATTCCATGAAACGTCTTTAACATACGTAGGATGCGGTCTTCTCCGATGGTAGTGATTGCATCCCGTGCATCTTTCAAAGTTTCAAAACATGGGCTAATCGAATTAGCTTTAGTTGAAAAACCAAACCATGAATCAATTTCAACATAAGAAAAATCATTGCTTGGCTGCAGGACATATTGTTCAAGACTAAAAATAACCTCAACACTCCCAGGCTGATGCCGCAACAACAACATCGTGTCGATTGCTTCGGCGTAGGCGACGGCGATTTGTTCGGTTTGGAAGATGTTTCCAGTGTTGTAAAATCCACTATCACCCGCAGTATGTGCCCGTCCTTGTTT